GAGTATTGCGCCATCATCCGACTAGCTGATCTCTTGCCACTACTTCTACTTCAATATGGTCATCTAACTAGCGAACCCACAGATGCAGACATTGACCGCTGCTTAGCCTGTGGGTCTTACAAGATAAAGAGGTGCTTCACTTGCCAGCCTACGACTACCGATGCCCAGACTGCAATCTTAGTCAAGAAATCACACATGGATGGCACGATAGACCTATGATCCCATGCACTTATTGCAATGCACCAATGGTTAAAGTTATTGGCATTATCCCAGCTGTATTTAAGGGCAAAGGGTTCTATTCAACAGACAAATAGTTATCCACAGAAGTTATCCACAGGGTAACAATAAGGAGACATTATGAAGCGACACACCGCTCTGACCAGCACTTATGTAAATGAATTTGACAGTCATGGTACGCTAACGGCGCAGAGCCTCTCAAAGGCTCACCGCGACCCGCTGAGGCGGGTAGGTCGCGGGGTGCTAGTAGCTATTGGGATAGCTCTATGCATCATGCCTGATGCAGGTGGATCTATACCAAAGCAATATGTTAGTTACAAAGAATATGCCTTACATCTATTAGGCTATAACTATAAAGAATATAAATGTCTATCTATACTTTATGGTAAAGAATCAGCATGGAATCCTAAAGCAGCTAATGGATCACACTATGGTATTCCTCAAGGTAAGAGTGAGTGGCTACGTACACAGGATGGTTACTCTCAGGTACGATGGGGCTTGAACTATATAGGTCATAGATATGGTGAGCCATGCATAGCCTTGGCGCACTTCCAGCGTAAGGGATGGCACTAATGCCTAGAAATGCATTATCAGAGGAACAAAAGCAATTTGTGCGTGATAACGCTATCAAAGGCGGTAATTGGTTAGCACAAGCTCTCAATGTTAATAGAAGCCAGATATATCAGTATGCAACAGATGAAGGCTTCAGTGTTAAAAAGGGTGGTAAGTATGACCCTAAAGAAAAAGGAATTAGGCGTATGAAAAGAGGCTACTCAATGTGGCCTATGAATTACAGAAAGTATAAGAAGTACCTAGTAATGAGAGATGGTCTTAGGTGCCATTATTGTGATACGTATGTTACCTATGATGAGGTACAGATAGATCATGTAATAGCAAGAGCTAGAGGTGGATCAGATGCACCACATAACTTAGTGCTCTCATGCCCTAGATGTAATCATGTAAAGAGTACGTTGTGTCACTCATGCCCTGAGTTTAGAGAAGCTATTAAATGAATGAATCACATAGAGAACTAGGCACGCAACGCTGGAAGAACCAGCGACTACGCGTACTAAAGAGAGATGGTTACATTTGTCAATACTGTGGCAATGATGCATCACAAGTAGATCACGTGATACCACGCAAAGCAGGTGGTAGCCATGACCTTGATAACCTAGTGGCGTGTTGTGCACCCTGTAACAGCGCCAAGGGCGCTAAAGAAGGCCTTTTTCTAGGTGCAACCTCTACCCCCCCTGTCTTTTCAGGGTTCCCCTCCCCGATGCAGTCCGAACCGATGCTGGACAGTCCTTTTAAGACCCGACCTGATCCGAGTCAATGACAACTAAGACCAGAAAGCCCAAAGCCCTACGAGGGGCAACCAAGCCGAGGCTTCACAGTCCACTTCTCAAGGGCGAAAACAAGCTGCAAGATGTTAAAGACCTCTGCGAAATTGTAAAGATACCTTTGATGCCTTGGCAGGAGTTTGTCCTTAAAGATATGCTCACTGTGGACAAGGCAGACAACTGGGTTAGGAAAACTAACCTGATTCTCGTGGCACGGCAGAACGGCAAGACACATTTAGCGCGTATGTTAATCCTTGCACACCTCATCAAGTGGAATACCAACGTGCTTATCATGTCCTCAAACCGATCTATGGCTCTGGACACCTTTCGTCAAATTACTAGCCTATTGGAGACAAATGACCATCTCAAGGGATTCGTTAAACAGATCCGACACGCCAACGGCACAGAGTCTATTGAAATGTTATCTGGAGCAAGGCTTGACGTTGTTGCAGCAACTAGAGACGGCTCTAGAGGCAGATCAGTCAATGGATTGCTCTACATCGATGAAATCCGAGAAATCACAGAGGAAGGATTTAGAGCTGCTACTCCTACAACTAGAGCTCACCCAAACTCTCAAACGCTTCTTACCTCTAATGCAGGAGACGCATTCTCAACTGTGCTTAATGACTTACGAGAACGAGCAATCGACTATCCACCCAAGTCTTTTGGATTCTATGAGTATTCTGCGCCACAATACTGCAAGATAAACGATAGACAGGCATGGGCTTTGGCTAACCCTTCTCTGGGGTACACAATTACTGAAGAAGCCATTGAAGAAGCGATAGCAACATCTCCTATTGAAAATACGCGCACAGAAACTCTATGCCAATGGATTGACAGCCTTTCATCACCCTGGCCTCATGGCGTACTAGAAGACACATCCGATAGCACACTAGAAATGGCTGTTGGGGCTTATACTGTATTCGGTTTCGATGTCAGTCCTTCACGCAGGAACGGATCATTGGTCGCAGGACAGCTTCTCCCAGATGGGAGGATTGGCATCGGGATCTTGGAGACTTACAGCTCTCAGATTGCCATAGATGAGTTAAAGATGGCAGCTAGTATAAAAGCGTGGTGTGACATCTATAAGCCTCGCCTAGTAACTTTTGACAAATACGCCACACAAACTATTGCGGACAGGCTTTCCAATTCTGGCGTGATGGTAGAGGATGTTTCAGGGCAACAGTTTTACAAAGCCTGTGGTGATCTACTAGAAGGCTTGGTCAATCACCGCGTAGTCCACAATGGACAGGCTGAACTGATCCAGCAAATGAATAACTGTGCAGCTAAAGTCAATGACAGCGCGTGGCGCATAATTAAGCGCAAGTCTGCTGGAGATATCTCAGCACCTATTGGCTTGGCAATGGTTGTTTCTAAGTTAATGATTCCTCAACCTAAGCCACAGATATATACTTAGACACGCCCTAGCATATTGTCTAATCTCTTGACAAATGCTACAATTTCTGTCTATGGGTAAATTATTGCAAGCCTTTGGGCTAGAGCCTAAAACACAATTACAAGCTCAAGCAGCACCTCAAGTGCTTGGTGAGTATTCACCTTATGCAATGCCTTTCCAGTATGCCTATGTAAGCAGAGAAGATGCTCTCAGCGTTCCTGCATTACAAAGATGCCGCAATCTTTTGTCTGGAACTATCGGAGCAATCCCTTTAGAGCTTTACAAAAAATCTACTAATGAAGAACTTGGCTCACCTGCATGGTTAGAGCAACCTACTTACTCACAGCCACGATCAGTAACTATTGCATACACAGTTGAGTCGTTGCTTCTATATGGGCAATCATTTTGGAAAGTTGTTGAAGTTTATCAGGAAGATGGACGTCCTTCTCGCTTTGAGTGGATTGCTAACAACCGCGTAACTATCACACTTGATAGCACTAACACTTTTGTTAAGTCTTATGCAGTTGATGGAATGACTTTGCCAATGGACGGACTTGGATCTTTAGTTACTTTCCAGTCATTGCTTCCTGGCATTCTAAACACAGGCGTACAAACAATTCGCGCTGCTATTGATGTTCAAAAAGCAGCTACTATCGCTGCATCTACTCCAATGGCTACTGGCTATATTAAGAATACCGGTGCTGATCTAGATCCTAAAGAAGTTCAAGGATTATTAGCATCATGGAAGACGGCTCGCAATAATCGCAGCACTGCTTACTTAACTTCTACTCTTGAATATAACCCAGTGTCATTCTCTCCTAAAGACATGATGTATAACGAAGCCATTCAGAATCTTGCTACTGAAATTGCTCGTCTTTGCAATGTACCTGCTTACTATGTCTCAGCAGAGATGAATAACTCAATGACTTATGCAAATGTTCAAGATGAACGTAAGCAATTCTTGTCACTATCTTTGCAGCCATTCATCAGCGCGATTGAGGACAGGCTCAGCATGGATGACGTGACGGCTCGTGGAAATGTCGTAAAATTTGACATTGACAAAAACTTCTTGCGTACTGATCCACTTCAAGAACTAGCAGTAATCGAAAAATTACTTAGCCTCAACCTAATCACTCAAGAGCAGGCTATGGAAATGACTGATCTAACACCTAACGGAAGTCAAGGTATGGAATGAACCAAGTAATTACATTCTCAGCTGATCTAACAGCAGACTCAGCAAGTCGCACAGTATCAGGCAAGATTGTGCCTCTCAATGTTGAAGCAGGATCGACAAACATGGGCAAGGTTATCTTTGCTTCAGGTTCAATCGACATTGCAGATGTTAAAGCAATCAAGCTGCTAAGTCAGCATGACACTAAGAAGCCTCTAGGTCGCATGGTTTCATTCAGCGAGTCTGAAGATGCTATCAACGCAGTCTTTTCTATCAGTCGCTCCCAGCGCGGTACAGAAGCACTTATCCTTGCTGAAGAAGGATTGCAAAGCGGTTTGTCAATCGGGGCTGAAGTCCTCAAGTCAAAGATCAAGGATGGCGTGACTTATGTATCCGCTGCTCGCTTGGTCGAAGTAAGTTTAGTAACAGAGCCAGCATTTAAGTCTGCTCAGGTTACTGATATTGCAGCGGAAGAATCCGATGTAGAAGAAACAATCCAACCAACAGAAAGCGAGACAGCCGTGGAAAACACCACACCAGCAGTCGAAGCAACACCAGTTGAAGCACCAGCGGTTGAAGCTGCTCGCCCAACTGTTTCAGCAGCATACTTCACAAAGCCACGCATTGAAGTAACAGCAGCTAAGTACGCAGAAAACACAATCCGTGCAGCACTAGGTGATGAAGATGCTCGTCAGTACCTACGCGCAGCAGATGACACAACAGATAACGCTGGTCTAGTACCAACACGCCAACTCTCTGAAATCATCAACCCACTAGGCACAACAATCCGTCCTTCAATCGACGCAATCTCTCGTGGAGTATTGCCAGATGCAGGTATGACTTTCGAGATCCCAAAGATCACAGTAATGCCAACAGTCGGTGAAGTTGCAGAAGGCGCAGCATTTACAGAGACAGATCAGAACTCAGCGTTCCTATCAGTATCAGTAAAGAAGTACGCTGGACAACAGACATTCTCTGTTGAACTTCTAGATCGTACATCTCCAGCATTCTTTGATGAGCTAGTTCGCAACATGGCAGCAGCTTACGCAAAGACAACAAACGCAGCAGTAAACGCTGCTCTTATTTCAGGCGCAACAGCAGATGCAACTACAACAGTTACATATCCAACAGCAGCAGAATTGCTAGGTATTGTCGCTCGCGGATCAGCTTCTGTATACGCAGCAACAGCAGGACTACCAAACCCATTTGCTCGCAACATGGTCGTATCAACAGGACAATGGTCAAACATCATGTCTCTAAACGATGCAGGACGCCCAATCTACACAGCATCACAGCCAATGAACGCAGGCGGTCAAGTAGCACCAACATCATTAACAGGTAATGTTGCAGGACTTAACCTCTATGTTGATCCAACAAACGCTGGCGATGGCGATGGAACAATCCTTATCGTGAACCCAGATGCATACACATGGTATGAGAGCCCTACCTACCGCCTACGCGCAGAATCAACAGCAGCAGGACAGGTAACTATCGGCTACTACGGCTTTGGTGCGATTGCAACTAAGGTCGGAGCAGGCGCATTCAAGAATAACAAGGCGTAAGCCACACTAAGTCGCTCTGGGGAGTAGTAGCCCTCTACTCCCCAGAGTCTTTAGAAAGGAATAGGAATGGCACTTACAACAGTCGCAGAACTCCGCAGCACTCTCGGAGTCGGTACTTTGTATCCAGATGCCACCCTTCAAGAAGTATGCGATGCAACAGATGCAGTCCTTCTTCCAATGCTATGGGCTCCTAAATGGTTCTCAGTTGCTCATAGCAACATAGTAAGCGAAGGCACTCTTTACTTTGACATTCCTGTTGCAGACATCTTTTATGTCGGACAGACTGTAACTATCTCTAACTCTGGCACTAAATACAATGGATCTAAAACCATTGCAAGTGTTGGAGCGTATTCAATCTCAGTGCCTACGACTCACACAGTCGTACAACCTAAGCACCCTATTGAGCCTTTTGGCACAGTAGCAGCTGAGACTTACACAGACTGGACAACAGACACAGCAGTCCAGCAAGCAGCTTTAATGATATCTGTTGAAATCTGGCAAGCACGCACCGCCACTTTAAGCGGGAGCAATGCTGTCGATTTCCAGCCAAGCCCTTACCGAATGAGCGCACAGCTTCTCGCTAAGGTGCGAGGTTTGATCGCACACGCACTAGATCCGCGTTCAATGGTGGGCTAATGCCAGCACCAGCCATAACGACACTTCGCACTACTTTAGCCACTGCGCTAGTAGATAACACCAAGTACCAGACTTACGCTTTCCCGCCATCCGTTGTCCTGGCTAATTCTGTAATCGTGTCTCCAGATGATCCATACTTGACACCAAATAACAACCAGCATATTACGATCAGCCCGATGGCTAACTTTAAGATTATTATTACAGTGCCTTTGTTTGACAATGAAGGCAACCTCAATGGAATAGAAGATGCAGTTCTTGGTGTGTTCACTAAGTTAAACGCATCTGCCTTGACCTATAATGTAGGCGCAATAAGCGCACCAAGCGTTCTCAATGCTGCATCAGGCGATCTGCTCAGCTGCGAGATGTCAGTATCAATCCTAACGAGTTGGAGTTAATATGTCCGAGTGGGAAACAGAAAACGAAGCCTTCCTGAAAAAAATCGGGCAGGTAGCACCAGCAGCACCAAAGCCAGCAACTACTAAGAAAGACGAGGAATAATCTCATGGCTGTATTTCTAAATAACTTGGTCGGCGTGAAGATTAACTCTGTTGATCTTTCTGAC